CCTACTTTTATAAACCCCACACGTGGCAAAACAACACGTTGTATGCCGGGGGTTGATCTGTTTATGTTTATACGTCCTTTCATAATCAAATATCAATTTCAGTATTCAACAAATCTTTCTTTGTCACGGGTTCCGGCTTTTTAGGCTGTTTTTCTTCGATTTTAGCCACTTTTTCTTTTTTTGGTGTAATTGTACGTTTTGCGGTTTTCTTTTCCTTGACGGGCTTGTTTTCCGCCGTTTTTGCCGTTTTTCGTGTGGTTCTCTTTACGGTCTTGGTTTTCTTTTCCTCCGGTTCCGGTTGTGGTTCGGGTTCCGGGTCTTTCTTCAAATCCTCAACGGTAACGGCTTTTTCCGGTTCCGGCTTTTTCTTTTCCGCCGGGTCTTTGCTTTTAACAAGTTCCGCCAACGTCAGCGAAACAATATTGTTTGTCAAATCCGGTTCGTTATCCAATGATATTTCCCCGGAAACCGCCGTAAATGTATTATCCCGTTTTTCGTCCTCAATTGCTGCCAACTCCAAAAGATACGGGATTTTCTTTGCGTTCGGGCTGTCTGTTTGGTCTTTCAAATTGTACGTCGGTTTCTTTCGCCAATCTTTCGGGCTGAAATTGAAAACACGGTCAATCGGAATATCCGGAAAATTTTCGTTCCACATCATCGCATATAAATGCAACTGAATTTCCGCTTCTTCGTAAAATCCTTTGCGCCCGCTTTTGAAATCCACAATTGCGTTTATGTATTCTTTTGAACCGGGCTTTGATAACATCGTACACGGTAAATCAATCATTCCGGCGTAATTATGAACGGGGTGTACCAACGCAATTTCCACGGCTAACGGTTTAACGTCATAATCCAAAACAAATTGCGCAAATGCTAATATATCCTTTTTGAAATCATCAGCGTAATAAATGAAATCGGCGGGCAATTTGTTGTTATCAATATAATCTTTCAATTTGGCTTTCAATCCGTCCAAATCATAAACCCGGTTAATTATAAGTTCCTCAAATTGGGCGTGCATAAATGTACCATACGCCGCCCGTTCTGCCTTGTATCGCTCCGCCTCGTCAATTCCTTTGTCGGCAATCCATTTTATCAGAAATGGCGATTGCGGCATTGTCTGCGACAAAATGGTTGTAACCGACGGATAAAATTCCGGGGTTCCGTTGTCGTCAAATTTGTAATAATAGCGGTGTCCTTTGCTGTTTAGCTGCCAAACCTTATACGGCGGTTCAATCAACGCACCATCAAAAAACATTGCTGTCATTTCCTCAACCGTCATGCCCGGCACAATTTCAAAAGCCCCGGCGGGCTGTTCTATTTCGACGGCATCCAATCCGGGGACAATCTGTTGTTCATCGTTTATTTCCGGGAATTTATCGGCGGGCAATTGCCCCATTGATTTTGCCAAATCTCCCATCGCATTTGTTGCGCCTTGCAATGCGCCAACCATTTCTTTTACCGTTTCCGGCTGTTTTTTTTCCGCTCTCATATTATTATTTTTTTTTCGTTATATGTCATATATGTTGCAACCCCAAACATTCCGGCAAATAGAAAATGGGCATAATTCCAAAATCCGGCAATAAAGCAAATTGCGCACATTATGCCGAACGACCATGTAAAGAACTTGTTTTGCCATTCGTCAGAAAAAACAACGTCGGTCATTTTCTCTATTCTTTCAACTATCCTTTTCATTTCTTAATCCTCCAATCCAAACAGATAATTGGCGGAACAACCGCACATTTCGCAAATTATTACTACCCATTCCGGAACAATCCTTTTGGTTGTCCCGTTGCAAAGATTTGTCATATTTACCTGCTGTGCGCTTTCGCTTGCGCCCTCAAATAAACGGGCTGCAATATCCTTTTTCAATACCTTTTTTCCGTTCGCCTCGGAACGGGCGATTGCTTCATTTACTCTCAATTTCATATTGTTTTATTTTTATGGTTATTACTCTATATGCCCGCAATGTTTGCAGGTTTTTTCCTCAAATATCGGTTCGTATTCATACGGGGTTAAATACCCATCGCCGCCGCAACATTTATAATCGGCGTCGGTAACTTCCATTTCTCCGCCACATACCGGGCAATCTCCTTTTCCGACCAATACCAAATTCAGAAATGCGTCCAAATGTTCGGAACGTACAACCGAAATTCCGGTTGCTTTGATAATGCCGACAACATCAGAAACCGGAACGTCACGTTCGATACTATCAAACAAAGTGCATCCCCAAAATTCCGGGTCGTCTTGTATCATTTCCTTTTGGATTAATTGGTTTACAATGATTGTTTCAACTTCTGTTGCTTTCTTTCCGGCTGCTTTCGCCAAAATGTTCAATTCTTTGTCTTTTCTGATATTCATATTATTTCGCACTATCCCCGTGCGTGGGCTTAACTTCAATGCAAAGGTACAAATATTTCTTTAATTACCAAAAATAAATACTTTTATTTCAAATTTATTTTTGCGGGTTGTTTTGCAATTTACGGCAAACAATATATTTTTGTGGTACCGCATCAACCAAATATCGCTCTCGGTTACTGCGTAAAATTCCCCCGGTGCATATTGATTTATGACGCCGGGGGGCTTTTTATTTCTTACTCTGATAATACAACCATTTGTAAATTTCGCCGTAATATCCGGTTTCCAATACTGCTTTTCGTATGGTCTTTGCGTCGTACTCGCCAAATGTTACGTACTCATATATTGACGGGTTTTCATGCAACGCAAATTCAAATGTTATATCAATATATGCGTCGCCGACCTTGTTAAACGCATGGTCAATCGGTATTTGGACGTTTGTTTTTCCCTCACAATAAAGAATCCGTTCCGGGAACGCCTCGCAAAGTAAATGGGAATTTCGATAACATTCTTTCGGCTTTGGCTTAATTACGTGCCGTATGTAATCCAATTCGTAATCCTCCAATACATCAGCCGCCGGAACTATTTTAACGGGCTTTGCGGCGTTTAATAAGTCTTGGAAATACGCTTTTTGTCTTTCGTGCAAAGGTAGTTCCAACATCATTTCAATTTCTTTTATTATTATACTTTCCATACAATTTGTTATTCCGTCCATTCCTCAATATACATTTCATACGCTTCTTGGCAACAACGCCCCTCACAACTTATATATCCATTTGGGCCGCCGTGGGTTCCTTTTTCGTCATCATCCAAAGGACAATATAAACACAAATCGTCGCTTAAATCATCATCGGTTTTTAATTTAGGGTTCTTTATTTGCCATATACCCAATAATAGGGTTGCAATTAATAATACAAAGAAAATTAATATTATCACGTCCATATTTTAACCTTTCATTCTACCAACATAAGACAAATTCAATACATCGTACATTTGCCCCATAACGGCAAATTCTAACATTGCGTCGCTGTTTGCAACGTCGTTTATCCTCAACAATGGGTATTTGTTGCCGTAATCCGTAACGTACCCGTCCAGTTCAATATCTGAATATATCCGGTCGTTGTCGCTGTTTTCAAAGTATTTATTTAGGCTTTGCAGAATATTGTTTTCCAAATATTCATTTCCCAATACTTTTTTTATTTTATCCTGCTTTCTTAATGCAAATCTCATAATATTTATAATTATGCCGGGGAACTCCCCGGCGTTGGTTATGCAATACGAATTAAATTAGCTTTTTTGAAACATCTGTATTCCTGCTTTTCTGTATCGAAATACGTTTGTACCGTGTCGGCGGGTTTCCGGGTTCCGGTTGTTGCCGGGATTGTTTCCGGGTTTGTGGTTCCGTATGCCTCACGCAATGAACCGTCTATTTTCTGAAAGTAGAATTTTACAATTCGTTTTTTCATTTCGGCTTTCAACTTAATGTTCAACCATGCACATTTTAAAGCCTCTGAAAGTTTATAACCATTGCGTTTTACGAACTGCCACGCCAATTTGAAAATCTCGCTTAACTTGTTTCTTTTTTCTGAACTCATACGAATTTGTATTTGGTTCCGGGAACCCGCCCGGTCGGATATTATTTAACATAGAAACTTATCTTTATTCCTCTGCGCAATTTGCAAACGGTTTTATCATCGGTGCCATTAAATGCACGGCGCAACATCTTATTAGCCATTTCAACGCCAATCAATTCAATCAATCCTTTAACGCCTACCAACTTGTTAACCTTTTTACCGTCAACAATACCGTTGATTTTAATGCGGAAATTGCGATTAATTTCTTTTGTTGTGTATAATAAACCGTTGTAAATTGTTGTTGCCATTTTGATTTTCTTTTAATTGTTCGGGGTAAACGCCCCGTCGTTGTTGTTTGACAATGCAAATATACAACCTTTATTTTAACTACCAAAAGAATTTCTTTTTTATTTTATCGGAAAATGGCAAAAAATTCTGTTTTTGGTTCAAAATATAGTCATTTTGGTCGAATTTTCGATTTAAGCCACTTTTTCGGGCGAAATGTGTAATTTATCCATCCGGGAAAGAAAAGCCCGCTACGGGGCTAAAAATGGGCAAAACTAAAAAAGCCGGGGAAAACCCGGCTAATCCTTAAAAACAATCTTATAAATGGAATGAAAAAGTATTTGATACAAAAATACTCATTTTTCAATCTCTATATATTCAACCCCCATTATTTTTGTATGCGGGTTCCTGCTGATAACATCAATTTCCCGGTTCTTTATTTTCTTGGTTTTCCATAAAAAACCTAACCAACGTTTGTATTGCACCGTTTCGACAATCAACAGACTATCCCGGTTTATATGCGTCCCGGTAAATTGTCCGTCCGGCGTGGCGCATCCGTGCAACTCAAAATACGGTTCGACAATATCGACGCATCGTAAAACGGTCGTAACCGTATCGCCGAGCAAATATACAACACTATCCCGGACGGTTGCCCGCAATTCGTTGATTGTTTCCATTTGGGTTGTTGTAACCCGTTCCAACTCCCGGTTCTTTGTCTGCAACGTCTTTATCAACTCCGCATCGCTCGCCCGGTATTTTTCAAACTCTGACAATTTCAGTTCCAAAACCCCAACTTTTGCGGCGTTCAAACTATCTTTTGTTTGGTACCGGGAAACGTCCTGCAATAACGTTTCCGTGTTGGTTCTGTATTTGTCCCTTTCCCCGGTCAACGTATTAATCCGGGAACGTTGCACCCATATAGTGACAACGGCGGAAACCGCCAAAGCAATTGCCGCTATTATTAAATATTTTTTCATAAGATACGTTTTATCGCTTCATAATGAATTTTTGCAATACGTTCACGCCCGGCGTCTGACAACATAAAACGGCAATCTTTTTCGGTATCCATGAAAAAGTTTTCAGATAATACCGCCGGGCAAACCGTATGTTTCAGAATGTAAAATTGGTTTTCTTTGTCCGGGTCGCCGTCGGTATGGTCAAAGCGCATTTTCCAACCATCCGGGGCAAACTCCTTTTCCGCCTCATTACAAAGTACGGTTGCGATTGCATCCGCTTTCGTTTGTCCTACGCTGGTATAACATTCCCACCCGGTGCCGCCTCCGGCGTTCCCGTGAACGCTAAACAAAACGGCGTTGTTTCCGCAATCCGCATGGATAACGTTTGCACGGCGGCAACGCTCCGGTAATGATACGTCGGTTTCCTCCGGTACCAAAATTTCAAACTTTACGCCATCGGCTTTTAACATCGCCGCAATACGGCGTACAATGTCACGGTTAAACTCCCATTCAAACAATTGGGAACCGTCCCCCCAAATGGGGGAACGCTTTCCGGCTGTTTCTTCGCCGTGTCCGTTGTCTAAAATAACAATAGGTTTCATTTTCTTACCTCCTTTTCTTTATCGTTAATAATATCGTCATCGGTTTCCTTTTGGAAACGCTCGATTATTGGTTGCCAATAAGACGGCAACGCCCGTGTAAATTCCAACCGGATAACATGGTATATTATCCGTAAGGCTATTTTCTTCGGGTATGCCTTAATTAAGTTGCGAAACGCATTTTGCAAATATACATACATGAACACGTATGTAAGCGACTTAATAACAATCATTGCCGCCCCGTCGTCGCCACATTGCAACATAACGGAATAAATGACGTGTATAATAACGACGTACAAAAGCAATTCCGCCAATGCGTTCTTAAACTTATGGAACGAAAAGCGTTTGCAATTCCTTATCGCCACGCCGTCCGCCCTCATTCCCGCCCAAATGTTGAACGCAAACATAATAACTAACGCATACATAAACCCCGCCGTCGGGGTCAGATATGCAAGTAACGGGCTTGCGGTCGTGGCGAATATCATACGCCATTGTTCCCAACTAAAAATTTTATCCATATCGTCCATAAATAAAGAGTTAAGGGGCGGCGGTAAACCGCCCCCGGTTAATTATTCTACCAATGCGGCGTTATTTACTATCACGTTGCCACTTTTTGCGGTTGGGCTTCCGCTATCCGTGCAATTGTTCAATTCAATACGGGCGTTCGTTCCGCACAAATACCCATATTTTGAACCGTTCAAAGATATACAATTTACGAACTTACCAAAATTTTCATCCTTCCCGGACTTATCGCCGGAAACGTAATAATTGTTTGCGTTGTTCTCGCAAATGCAACCAATCACGAATATTTGCGAACCTCTGCCGCCCTCCGCCGCCGTTGCGCTTCCAACTAATGCGATACCGTTATTAACCTGTTTACGGCAATAGGCGTTATATATCGTATCGTGGCAACCATAAGCGGGCGTTAATCCGGCTTTTACGTTGTATTCAAACAATCCGCCAATAATGGTTGTTTCGCAACGTTCGTGGTCGCTATATCCGTCGTCGTTATTGTCGTGGCTCCAACAATCAATCATCGTTGCAACGGTATGTTTCGCCAATGCCGGGTCAGTCGTTGTGCTGTGTGCGTTGAACCCGTCCCCGGTACTCGAACCGCTAAACGCCCGTGCCGCTTCGCATCGTATCAATTCCACACCAATTGCCGCCTCCCACGACCACGCACCGCCGCCAAATGCGTATTTTGCTGCGCAATCAATCGCCCGTCCGCCGTGGCAAAACCTTAACGAAATTGAACCGTACCAACATTCAATATTAACCATTTCAAAAGCAACGGAACCGTCATTGCCGGAAATACCGGAACCGCCCGGAATGTAAACCGGGTTGGTGGCTAACGTTGTACCCTCTTTGATTTTGACGTACAACATTTGTGCGTCTGTATCATAAAAGAACGTGTAACCCTCGGACGTTTTCACGGCATCCAACGACGTAACACGGGTTATCTTTGTGCTATCACAACGGTACGTTTTCCCACGTTGTAACGGGTGGCGTTCGTTGTCCGGTATCAACGTACTTTCGTCGAATACCTCATGTTGGAACAATTGGAAATGGTCGGCAGCTAAAAAGGACGACAACGGGGTTTGGTAAACGTTCGTTGTACCCGCAACTAATGTTCCGCTATCAATTTTTGTTCCGCAAATGATACGGTTAACTAATCCACGTTTACCGATAAGACGGACGGAACGTTGGTTTGACTTGGTTTTGATATTCAAACGTTCGGTCGTGTCCCCTATCAATATAATTGTTGTATCAACGCCTGTTTTGGAAAATGCGGCGGCAAACGTCGCTAATGCGGCACTTTCCGTCGTGCCGGGGTTCGTGTCGTTTCCGTTGACCGCATCCACGTAAACAACGGCGGCGGTTGTGTTTACAGTTGTCCCGCGCTTTATGCTTTGGCGTTCCCATTCGCTCAATTTGTTTATTTCGCCTTTTGTCAAATAGTTGTCGCCAACCGATATTGCCGCACCAACGCCACTAATTTGGAAACGTATCAATATACGGGTTGTATTCTCCGGAATTGTGCCGGAGTGAGTACAAAAACCGCCTGCACTTAATTGTAACGCTAACCGGGAAATCTCGGTTGAATCATTGTAAAATATGCAATACATTGCGGCGGTTGTTGCACTACTTACAACCACATTATCCGCACCGTAACCGATAACGTCGCCAATCTCAAACGGACTATCCGCCAAATTGAAATCATATCCAATAAATGCAGTAGTTCCGGCATTGTTCACCGTATAAGACAACGTTGTGCGTGTTCTTACAACATTCATTGCTGAACCCTGTAAATTAAATTCGTTGTAATACGGGGCGTAATTAATTGTTTTAATGGGAATATCTTTTACCTTTTTCCATGCGTTCCACGCCTGTTTTGCGAACATACCGAACGGGGTTACATCTTGACCCGTCCACATCATACAACGGTAAATCGTTAACGGCTGTGTACCTTTTCGGTTGTCGAATGTTACACGGCAACGGTTGGATAACGTCGAACGTCCGGTTGCATTGTAAAAAGATACCCAACCGTCAAATTGCGGGTCGGTCGTTAATCGAACGGCTGAAATAAAGGCACCCGGCGTTGTAGGGTCAAATGCCACATTTAACAAATGACCTGTACCCGGCGCACTAATTTTCATTAATGCGTTAAGATAATCCGTTGTTGGATTATATGGGAATTGCGACAAATCCAATAAAACCCCTAAAAACGAACCCACGGGCAAAACAATACGGTCGGCGTAATATTCCGGCGTTCCTACAACGGAAACATCTTGTACGCCCTCCAATTCATTAATATCCGAACCCGCCTCAATAAACGGGTCGGGGTAAAAGTTTGTTGCGTCCCCCATACCGTCCGGCAAACCCATTCCCCCGGTTGTCGGAGTTTCAAACAATACATTTACAGACGTGGCGGTTGTTTGGGAACCGTAAAAAATCGTAAACCCGTAATAATTTTCGGTTGGCGTTACGGTTTTCGTTGTCCCGTCGGGCGTTAATGTCATGGAGCCAATAATGTCAAATGTTCCGTCGGCTTTAATACCCTGTATATTTACCGGGGCGTTGCCTCCAACGGGCGTTAATGTAAATTGGTATGGTTGACCCGCAACCAAAAATGTACGCACCTTTTGGGAACCCGCATTTGACCCCTTTACAATACCCGTATCCGTGTACGCATAACGTCCGGTTGCGTTGATTTGGTTTGTTGTGTTCGCAAGCGCAATAACGCCGTCCGAACTCATGCCGATAACAAATTTACCCCAATTGGTCGTCTCGTTGTATAATATTGCCAATTCGCCGGGTTTTACGGTCAAATAACCCGCCCTGAATTGGAAATTTACATAATTCCCCGCCGTATAAGCGATATAAAAAACGTTACCGTCCGGCGTGCCGGGATTGGTATTTTTATTTGCTATGCCAACAAAGGTTCTGTTGGCTCCCACGGTTGAAACAATCGTGTTCAACACGTTTTGCATTATTGCCCCGGTAATTTCTTGGTTTCCGTTTGTCTTAATAACGTTGGCAATCGCTTGTTTTAATTGTTCGTAATTTCCCATAATCTAATTAATTTAATTGTTGTCAAAATCATTATTGAAATCTCCGTTGAAATCTCCATTATTATTGATAATATATCCACGTCCTATTTTCTTAACGACGGTATTTGTTTTAAACTCAATTTCCACGCTCGCCAAATCCCCCTGCGTTTGCCATTTCGGGGTAATTAAAAACGTATCGCAATCGTATTCCCTGCCGTACTTGTCAGTTATATGTATGTAATCAGCCATACGAATAAAACGCATAACGTCGCAAAGGAACTCCGGTGCCAATATCGTACATTTAAACGTTTTGACTGATATTTGTTTTTCCGGGAAAAAATACCCGCCCCGTTCTTCGCCGTCCTCTTCAAATTCATAATCCGGTTTTCCTAACTCTGTACAAAGGTACAATGTATTTTTGAAATCCGGGTTTTTATATACTATTTGCCCGGCGTCAAATACCAAATTTTCAATATCCCACCATTGTATTTTTAAGTAACCGGAAACATCTTGTACGACCGTGAACATTTCAGAATACCACGTTTGCACGCCATCCGATAACGTCATATAATATATTCCGTCCAACTGATTTAATGGCATGGGTAATATTGACGGGTACAATATAACATCATAACCCAACGTTTGAAACCGGACAATCTGCAATCCGGTTTCTTTCATATACGTTGTTATGTTTGCAACTTGCTTTCCGGTCTTTTCATACAATACCACTGACGTAACATTGTTTGACCGTGTGTTTCTCATTATCTGAAACGGTAACAATCTATCAGCCGGGGCAAATAACGGGTAAATTGCGCCGTATGCGTAACTTTTTCTGTGGTTCTGTTCATTTATTGACGTGTACCACGGTAAAACACTTATGTTGTTATTCTGTATCATATTTCAACGTTGCTTTAATATTTCGACTACACAAATTTACCGAAAGTTTATCAACTTGACCGTTACCGATATATGTTTTAACTAACTGCATCGGGTTTGGGTCTGTGGTTCCTGCCGGGAAATTCAATGTTTGTTTCTTTTTACGTTCCAATCCTCCCAAAGCATAATATTGGGAATTATTTATTTTGAAATTCCGTGCGGGCATATCATAAACCCAATATGTCGGTTGTATATTGATAAACGCTAAATATCCATTTTGCAAAAAATATTCTACGCCATCAACGGTTTGTCTTGTAAACGGCAATTCCAATTGTCCACCTCCGGACGGCATAACCGCCGCAAACAATGCGAATCCATCCAAACTAATTGCACCGGGGTTTAACAACATCAAATCAATATCGGACGTAAAATTGGAAATATTTATTTCTTCTATCTTTCCGGCTGTTACATATTTGGACGTAATTTCTATTGGTAAACCCTCAAATGGTGTTGTAACATCATCCATCCACTCAAATTGATAACGTTCCGGCATTTCTACTTTGTCAAATGAATATTCAGACGTTGCAAAAGCTAATTTTTTGCCGTTCCTAACGTTTTCTAATTGTGTTAAATCATAATCAATAATCGGCTTATATCCATACGAACCGCCATTTCTAAACCAACTTACCTGTTCAATTTTAAATTTTCCGTCCTCAATATACCAATAACATTTGTAAATATCCCGTAACATCGTCATAATCTGTTGTAATGTAATCGGGGCTTTTTGCGCCGGGGTTTTATATTCGCCATTAATGATATTACTTTTCTGACTTATTAGCAACTTAAATGACTGCCCGGAAATAGGATTGTTTGTGTTATAAAGAAATTGGCTGTATTCCGGCGTCGCTTCATGCGTTATTCCGGGCGCAAATTCTTTTAATAGCACATTGATACATGACGACAATGTAAACGCATCACGCAAAGTATATGCTTTTCGGGCTTTTTCCTCTAATATCCAATCCATCAGATAAAACCCAAACCATAACGACGCATAACGCCACGTTGACCGGGCGATTGGATAAAACGTTTGTCCATATATGGAATAAGGCGGCTCAAAATACTTTCCACTGTCGGCTAATCCCCACTCGGTCGGCGTATCTGAAAAATTATTAGATATAAATGCCACGTCGATTGCGTAACCAATTGCCCGGCGGTAATTTCTATTATTATCTACAATATCATCGGACGACAACGGGTATGTATCTAAATCTTCTATTTTATCAACATCAACCAAATATCGGGCGTATATATTATAACTTTTCATATCGGCGTGCATCGTACCCGTTGCTCCGGAACCCTCAACGGCGGTTAAATCAAATTCCAACGTATCAAAAGGTTCTTGCGTTGTCTTTGTATACCGGAACATTGCCACATCATCAGAACGGCGGCGTATCTCAACACCTGCTAGCCCAATAGGTAGCCAACCCGCAACTCGTTTTTGTGCAATATGGATATAATAATTTACATTTAATTCCGGGTATAAATCTCCCATAAATTCATCAGGACTTACACCCGTCGACATCCGCCCAGTATAAAGCCCGGATATTACCGCCGGGGAACCGTGCGACGTAATTTGTATTTCTTTCAAAATATTACATAGTGCAAAATGATAGGTTTGTATTAATGCGTTTTGGTCAGTCGTGGCGTTTGCGTCTTGTTCCCAATTCGTGCCGCCCAAAAAGCACGAAACAATACTATCTCCGGGAACGTATATTTGTATCAATGGGCGTTTTCTTATTGTAAGAAATTCGATTTGTGGGGCCAACTCAATTAAATTGTATTCCTTTTCCAATCCTGCCAAAACGTCGTTGTATTGGTCTATTGTTTCCGGCTGTACCGTAACCAATTTATCATCATCATTAAACGTACAATCCGTTTTCATAAACTTTGCTTTATAGTATTGATTGTATGTTTGTCCCCAATCATCGCTTTTTTCGATATATAGGAAAAATTCAGAATCAAACGGGGCGTCATTGATAATATCGTAATCAGCACGGACAAAGTTTATTTTACCGGACAATTTAGCCCGGTAAAACCTTTGATTTGTTTCCAACTCATAATCCAACGTTAAATCATCCTTATAATTGGGGCGGACGGTTTGTTTGGTTCCGTCCTCCCCTATCTGCAAAAAGAATCTATATTTTGGTGTCATAGTCTTTTTATTTTACGTTTCAAATTCTTGTAACTTTCAATCGTATTTCCGTCGCCATCCACGTAAACCCGTCGTCGGTTCTGTTCCTTAATTTCCCTTACATCATCCGACAAATTGCGTAAATCCGGGCTTTGTCCGGTAACGTTTAACGTCAAACCGTCGCCGTCTGAATAGGATTTTAAATACTTATGTGCAAACGTACCATTGTTTAGCGAATTGATAACGTCCGGTATTATCTTTCTGAAACGGCGTGAACTTCGTTTATTTATCACGGCGAAAAATTCGCCTCCCTCGGCACGCCGGCGGGTTCCGTCCGGTTTCGTTCCTAAATCAATATCATTTCCGCTTTGGTGCGAACCGCCCTCCAAAAGTTCAACGGTACCGTCGCCGTATGTTTCCGTTCCTCCGGTTCCTCCGGTCTGTTTTGCCAATTGCGCCGCCTTGATTTTAGACGCTGCAAAACTCGCCCACATTACGGCAATTGCAGGTATTGCAAACGGGAAACCTAATTGCGACCATATCAACGCCGTTGCTGTTACCATGTTTCCGATTTGCTGCAATGTTTGTATTGCTGCCTGCTGTTTTTGCGCTTTCTGTTGTTCTTTCAACGCTTTTTCTTGGTTTTTCTTTGCCAAATCCAACTCCTTTTGCGCTTGTACAACATTATTGGCGTACCCGTTTGCCCTTGCTTCCAATTCTGCATCCAACGCCGATTGTGCGGCGGAAACCTCTTTATCCGCTTGCTCAACGGCTGCATCTGCTGCGGCAACACGTGCCGCCGTGAATGTATTTAACGCATCCAATGCGTATTGCATAGACGTATTAATTGCCTCTTTTTGGTCGTCGTCCAAATTAAGCCCAAACAAACCGTAAATGTCTGTTCCTCGTTCCTCCCCTTTGGATTGCTCAATTTCTTGGTCTATTTTTTTAATAGTGTTTTGAATTGTTTGTACCTCAACATCAGACAATTTATTGGCGGCTTGCTGATTTAATTCTAAAACCTTTTGCAAACGTTCCTTTTCTGCTTGCAAACGAAATTGAGTTTTCCGGGCTTCTGAATTTCTCAACAAATCAAACTCCGATTGTGCCAACGCTTGTTGTTGGTCGAATATCTGTAATTGCGCTTGCAAATATTCGTCCGCAATTCCGGCTCCCTTTGCGTCAAAACTTGCATTAATCGCCGCGGCGTCCTGCTGTTGCCCGGTCGGTTTCTGTTGGTTCTGTAATAATGCGGTTTGTCTTTCGTTTTCCAACAACTGCATCCGCAATTGTCTTTCCTGCTCGCTTCCCTTTTTGACTGCTTGCAAACGTAATTCAATGCTTTCTTTCTGCAACGCCAATTCCTGCAATTGTCGGTCTTGTTCGATTTTCAATAATGCCTCGGTTTGTTGCTGTTCCAACGCCGTAATTGTGGCGTTTATCGCTTGGCGTCCGGTTTCGTTCAAATCCTTTTCGGTCTGCAATTGGTGTTGTAAATCCTCAATTTGGCGGGAATACTGATATTGCGTTTGTTGGCGACGCTTTGCCCATTCGTCGGTTTCCAACTGCAATTGTGCATCCTGCAATTTTCGGGTTGCTTCCAAATTCTTTTTGTATGCCGCCTCAATTTGTTTTGCTTGCTGTTCTGCTGCCTTTTCCGCATCGCTTTTACCCCTTGGCTTTACGGTTGGGTTCTGTGTCGTTACGGGCTTATTGTCTGTTTGTGGCGTCGGGGTATCTCCAACAGAAACCGGGATTGTTAACGGTTTTATTTTCTTTTGCATACCATCCAAACCCTCTTGGAAATTTTCTGTTATGTCTTTAACTTGGGCTTTAACCAAATTTCCGTACGCAGCTGCATAATCAGACAACCCTTTTTTAACGTCGTCAAAATCCAACGTAAACGCTCCCTTTAATGCGGTTCCGGTTGCTTTGACAATATCAATAAAGAATCCAAACAAATTTCCCAACGTGTCAAATGTGGTTTTAAATCCGGCAACTATACCGTTCCAAATGGCACGTATCAAAACACTTTCATTGTACAACTCAATAAAGTAATTGACAACATCAATAACCCCTTTTATTATCGCCGTCAATCCTTGGTTAACAAAAACTTTTGCCTGCGTTGTCAACGTTTCAAAATTCCATCCGGTTGCGTCAAACAACCCGGATAATGCGTTTTGCAACTCAATTTGGCTTTGCAATTGTTCCTCCTGCAATTGCGCCAAAACTCCGGCTTTCCCTTTTACTTCATCCATGTTTGTTGAAATATCTTTCAACGTGCGCAAATACTGCAATCCGGCGTCCTCTCCGGGCCCCCCGAATATATCTGCAATTGCAGCCCCGACCGTTGCCGCATTATCCGGCAATTCTGCCAATTTTGCGGAAACGTCTTGTATAACATCGAACGTTGTTTTGGTTCCGGTCTGCAAATCTTTTTGAACTTGTTCCGACGAAATACCAATACCTTCCAAAGCCTCCGCCGTCGCCTTCGTCATTTCACGCAAACGCAAATTTGCCTCCTTAATTGCATCAACGCCTTTGTCTGAAAAGATACCCATTTTGTTTGTTTGGGTAACAATTGCAACAAATTGGTCTGCTGATATTCCCGCCTCTTTGAAATATGCCGGGTATTCTTTCAACGTGTCTAAAAATTCCCCGTTCGCATCGCCTCCGGCTAAAAACCCATCCTTAACCAATTGCAATGCCTCATTTGCAGAAATACCAAATTGTTTTGATAATGCGTTTGTTGCAATCAATGTTTCCCGGAAATCTGCGTTGAATGAATCGGCGACGGCTTGCACCTCATTTCTAAACGCTTTCAAATCATCGCCACTTTTCCCGGTAAATTGTTGCGTCAATCTCGTTGCCTCAACTAACCCGGCGTTATAATCGTACCACCATTTAAACGCCGCACCCGCCGCCGCAATTCCGGCAATCGCCAAAAAAACCGGGTTTGAAAGTAATCCCAACAAAGTTTTTCCCAAAGCTTTTGCCCCGTCGCCAATAGCTGTAAAAACGGCTTTACTTTCAGCCCCGCCACGTCCTAACGCCAAAAGACTTTCGCCAAATGCGCTATTTAAACCTAACGTTTCTTTTAATTTGTCGCCATACGCAATAATTGCGTCGGACGCCTCCGTATAATTTCCGACGTTCAATTGAAATTTCCCGGTTGCTTCCTGCAAACGTTTCATTTCTTCGTATATTTCTTTGGTTTGTGCAACCAATTTTCGCCCCTCCTCGGTGTTTTCCCGTTCGGCTTTAGTCATGTTGTTTAAATAAATCTTATTCAATGAATATTGCGCCGATAAACGGTTATAACTACCCTCGGCGGATTGATTTATTTTCACAATCAGTTTATTAATTTGGTTCGCTTCCTGCTGTGCCAATTTTAACTCGGCTAACTTTTTGGCGTTCTCGCTTTCTGCAAACGCCAAATCACGTTGCGCACGTGCCAAACGTTCGGCATCGTCTGCGGCTTTTTTGGTTGTCTTTCGCCCGTCCTCCGTTGCGCCGGAAACCTTTTTCAGAATCTCCGCCAATTGTATTGCCTCGGCTTTGATATTTTTCAGCGCATTTGTATATGTGTCCGAAAGTTCATCCAATTGTTTTATCAAATCTGTAATCGAATTATCCGGGCTTATTAAATCCGAATATTTGATTGGGTTGTTATTATCTGCCATACGCCGATTGTTAAGTTATTTACGGGAAATTCCCCGTCTGTTGCATTTTCTTTTCTCAAACGTGTAATTTATCGCCTAAAAATAAAAACGCCGGAAATCGCCTTATTTTACCTTTTTTTGCTTGTTTGCTTTTTTGGCTTGTTCCTTGATATACTCAAATGCGTTGTAATATTCCAAAACGGTAAATTTCTTTGGGTCAACATGCAAATTTTGGGACAATATCAAACACATATTTTCAAATTGTCTGTCATGCCTAATTTCCACGCTTTCCGACCCGGTAAACATCTGCGGGTTGAAATAGGTTATCAACTCCGCCGTAATGTCGTCAATCTCTTTTGCGTCCGCCTCGGTTGCCCGACCGTCTATTATTGTGCGTAATACAACAATCGTTCTTTGTTTCAATTTATCGTAATACTCTTTCAATGTCGCATCATCGAACAACCGGGGAAAATACAAACGCAATTCATCGTCTATTTTTTTTTTAACCGCTTCCAAATGGGCGGTTATCTCTGAATTTGCAACGTCTTTAAAAAGACTCATTGTTTGTTGCAATCCATCATCTGACAAATCATTTCGGGGTTTACCATTTATTGATTTAACCAACACGGCAAAAGCCAAATGCCGGGGGGAAACCTCGGATTGAATGAAATATATGTTTTGGCGCATATTTTCCAACTCAACGGTTGCCATGTTTGGCGTTGGGCTGTTCAAATAACGTATTACCTTTTCAATATGTCGGTCAAAATCCGACAAATCGGAACCAACCCCGGCGTCAACCAAAAGCATTTTGTTATACTTGTGGAAACGCATAATTGGCAAATCCTCGATTGAATCATACAACTCAACGTTCATTCCTTTTATTTGTACATTCTTCATAATAAAACACGTGTTATCATTGTACTACAAAAGGGAACGCCCAAAAATGCGGGGTTCCCGGTAAATATCAACGCAAAGAAACAAATCAGAACGCACGTCCACCACGACAAACAGAAATCGCAATTAAACATCTTTGAAAAGAAATCGTTCCCGTGAATCTGTACCCATTCAATGACGCCCCATTTGCGTAATAACGTCAGCACAAAAGCCGCTATTAATGCGACAACAATAATGTTATAAATAAAATGTTCCATATCCTACAATTTACATGTTTCTCCAATACTCAATTCGCCCTCAAACCGGAATCCGCCGAACGGGTGCATTAAAAATTGGTTTTCTATTTCATCCAACGAAAAGCCCCTGTAAATGTTTTCCGCCAATTCGTACACTTTGTTTATTCTGTAACTTCCATTTCGCACCAAAAAACCGCCGTTCAAAACGTCCAATATTTGCCGCTTCAAATCCTCTTTGTTGCGTGTGCTTGCATCGTTGTATATCTTTCTGTAATCAAACCAAAAGATAATCGAAAACGCCGTTTTTATCCCAATATCAACGCCGGGTTCCCAACTTATGTTTTGCGGGTCGTCAACCCAAAAAAAACAGAAATTACCAATACCCGCATCGGGGCAAACTTCCATATATTCGTTTTTCCCGGAATACACGTTTGGCGTATAATAGCGTTTTTGGTTTGCGTTCATTTTAACAAGTCTTTCCGCCCTGCCAAATGCAAAGTCCAACCACGGCAAATTATCAACCAATCCGTTTTGAATGTTCCCAATAATCCGGTCTAACAATTCCGGGTTGTCAACAACCGGGGCTTTTACCTTATTTGCCATAAATTTGTTTTTTTGCTTCGTCCATTAAATCCGGATATATGTATTGCCATATCAGTATTGCAATATTTTCGTCCGTCAATCCTAATATCTGACGCCCGTATTTTTTTATTAAATCCTCTGTCTTAAAATCGGACGCCTTAATTTCAAATTGCTTGTCGCCAACTTCCAAAAAAAAGCTACTTTCAAAATCACCCTCATTCCTTAACGTAACCCGGTTTGTCGGCTGTCCCTTAGCCTCTTTAATTGCGATTGTTACGGGGCTGTATGGTGCATAATCCGAAATTTCGACGCCCAAACGGTTAATACCTTGTTCAAACAATTGTTCCTCGGCGTTTAAATCAACTATATATGCCTCATTGTCCCATATAATGTTTTGTATTATCCGCCCGGATGTCAAAGCCTCGTTGAAATCCGCAACCCTTTTTCGTAAATCGGTTATCTTTTTCATAAATACAATTTTTACATGAAATTATATACAATTTTCCCTTTGAATTATATAATTACACGGTTCTGTATTTTACGCCTCTGTTGTTACAACTTAAACAAATGCGATCTAATCCCTGCGTATCAATCCGCAATGCCTCATACGCCTTTTTTAAATCATACCCCAACCCGCCGGGTCTAACGCCGGCCGTGTTCCCGTCCAACTCATACAAAATGTCTGTACGGCTTGCGTTTGACTGATTGCGGTTTACCCTTACGTTGGGGTTCATTGCTAACGTACGCAACGCAATTGCGGCAACTTGCCGTTGTATCACGGTTTGGAAAATAGCCCTTTGAGAAATAACAAAATCGGTTAAATCGCATCCAATTGTAATTTCGCAATTCAACCCGTAATTCTGTGTTCTTGTGTATAAGGTTTGCGCAATGTCCCATAATTCCGGATATTCTGCGAACGTTTCCGGCGCATGGTACATAAACGGCGTTACTTGCAAATACTTTGTCAATTCTCGCCAAACCTCAACGGAACCCATGTTGCACGTTCCGCACGGCTCCCGGCTCCAATCCTTTGATACGTTAATTGCTTCCATTCCGGCGGGTAATTCGTCTTGATTGTAGCAAAGGAACCACGCCCCCCCGGCGTTGTTCTTGTCGCTTATATACGGCAAATAACAATCAGTTAACGGGAACCACTGAAAACCGCCATTTGTAACGGTAAAATTCAAATCAAAAGTCTTTATTGGGTCTATCTGCGACGAATGAAACAAATACATTCTAACAACCCCGGTTCCCCCGGTCATTTGCAAACCTATCTTTTCAATTTTCGCCGTCACTCCCATTGCACGAACCGGGACAATTTCAAATCCTACCAACTTATGATTGTTTTGCAACGTCGCCCGTATGCGTCCGGCACCATCAAAGAACGTTTTTCGCTCCAACAAATTACGTGTTTCTTTATCCAACTGCTTAATCTGTGTAAACGTCTGTATTGCGGTCGCAATTCCGTTTCGGGTCATTCTCTCCAAAAAGTCCGTCAACATATTATACGGTTTCCAATATGGGTTTCCGTAATCCTCCCGGCTGTAATCATTATTAAAATCGCTTGCCGTTGGTTCCTCTCCGGTGTTGTCAATTTTAGCAATCCAAACAATACCGTTATGGCTCACTTTCTGCCCGGCTTTGTACGGCAATATCATGTTCCATTCCGGGTATTGCAGCCCCCAATCATCCGGCATAATCGCCGCCATATTATCCAACGTCAAAAGCGGGTGCGCACCTTGAAAATACAACCCACTTTCCGTTTGCGTTAAATTGTCGTCTATCGCTTTTGCCGGGTCGTATGATTGCTCCCACCCGCACACATTTTTTAACGCTTCGCATATTTCATTTATTCTTATCATAAAAACGCCCATTTATTTCCCATATTAGGAATTAAGATTGCAATAAATAAGGGGGCGGGGATAACCACCCCGTCCCCTCGGTTAAATAATTCGTTATGCTCCGGCGTTATGCGCTCGCACCTCCGGCGGGAAATTCCTCGGCGTTGGTTACATATACAGGCATACCCAAAGGTACATTTTCCGCACGTGCTGCAATCTGCGCTTTGATAATCGGATTTGCAACGGTTGTTGGGTTGCTGTTGTAAGCAATTACAAACGCAACGTCTGCGCTAAATCCAAAATATTCTTTCACGTTGCACGTCATATCGGCACTCGCTTCGCCTGCTGTCTGTGACTGGTCGCCAACTGCTGTGTAATAGTGCGAACCAACGGGCAAATCAATGTACGGCAAACGTACAACGTCCCATTCGTGGAAATTCGCACGGGTGCGGTTCAACGCCTCACGGTCAACACGTGTTAAAACGCCAACGTTACCATCCTCTACGGCAAAGAATGTGCCGTTTTTGCTAGCTTCATTTACGACGTTGTTTGTATAATGGAACACTTTATTTTCGTATTCCATACGCTTGTTTACGTCGTTATAAATACCGTGCTGTGCCAATTTTTTAATAAGGCTGTCAATTCCGGCGTTACCTACGACGTGAACCAAACCCGGATAACAATTTGCACGCATAATCGGGTTAATATCGCCCATAATTTCGGTTGCCATCTGCGTTGGAACCTCAATAACGTTTGCAGCGAATTTGTAATTCAACCTGTCTTTCAATATTGGGGTTTTTCCTGCCTCCAACGCTGCAACGGCTGCTTGGTCTAACGAATTTGCAAACGCTCTGCAAACCTTTTCCATTTTGCGGTTGAAATCGTGGTCATACGAAATTTCGTTGTTCATATACAACGTTGGCACCATTGTAAAGCCGACGGAATATGTCGCCCAAACCACGGTATAAAGTGCGGACGTGTTTTCATCGTCCGGGATAACACACGTACGAACGTTGCTAACCGTAACGTCGCCATCGTAATTGATAACCGGAACTTGTACCGTATTTCCGATTGAGGCAAACGCACGTTCACGCAATTTCGGGGACAAAATGGAATTTCCGGCGTTGGTCTGTTCAATGAAAAAATCCAATGCGCCATACTCGCACGGGCGGGTCATATTACGGTCTAACTCCGGGTTTTCTACTCGCCAATTCTGTAATCTTGTTGCAATTAAACTCATAGTCTTTTTATTTTAATTTGTTATTAAATGCGGGTTTATCCATTACCCGGTTATCTCTCCGGCAATTTGTTAATACTATTTTCCTGCCAAACCTTTCTCATATCTTCGTCAAACTCTTTGGAACCTACCGTTTTACCTTGCGCCATCAATTGTTTTGTAATAAGTTCGTACGCCTCTGATTGCGTTTTGGCTCCGCTTACGTCCAATGTAATTCCGCCGCCTCCGGCACCGCCTGCGGGCTTATTTGTGCCGCCTCCTGGCTGTTGTCTTTGCTGCTCCAATACTCCCATCGTTTCCAATTCTTTTGTCAGCAACTCGGCGGGCGTGAATGGGTTCAACTGATTGTTTGGATTGCGCATAATTGCGCCGCTTGCATCTTTGAACGCCAAAACCTTTCCGCCGTTTCCGTCGTCTATATATTCCGGGTTCATGCCTTTTACTTTTTCGGTCGCCTGCGTCAAAATAACCTTTGTTACGCTTTCCGGGAATCCTGCTTTGAATTTAAGCCCGGCGGCGGCTGTCTGCAATGCGTTGTCAATTCTTACTCCGAACAATTCTCTTTTGTGGTTTGTCTTTTCTGCCTCATACTTGGTTGCCAACTCGGTAAACTGCGTTGTCACGTTCTGCAAATCTGCTTTTGCCTGCTTCAATGCTTTCACGGTTTCCGCATCTGCCGCACCATCGGCAATTGCCTTTTCTAAACGGGCTCTTTCCTTGGTCAATGAATCAATCTGCGATTGCAGCCCGGTTGCGCCATCGGCTTTTGTTTTCATTTCCCCCATTACACGTTTTGCGTAATCATACGTTTTTTCGGTTCCATTTTTAGCGATACCGGAAACCGCCAAAATATCGGCATCCAAAGCCCCGTAAATTTCGCCCGTTTTCTTGGCAATAACGCTGTTTTCGTCATTCTGCGATAATGTTGTTATCGCTGTAATCTGTTCGTCAGACAATCCCGACAAAGCCGCATTTGCAACTAAAATTTCTCTCGTTAACATAATATTCTTACCCTTTGAATTAATTAAGTGCGATTGCTTCTACTTTTCCGCTGTTTGCGTTAATAATATCAATTGTGTATTTTGGGGAATCCTCGATTGTGTCAACCAACCAACTAACAACACGTGCATAGCTGATTTTCTTTTCAACCTCTTTTGTTACCAAAATAACGTCGGTAATTGTTCCGCCCTCAATACATTCAATCAACTTTTTCTTTGTGCCGCCGTCCAATGCTGCGGCGGTTTTGGTTACTTCAATAACCAAATTGTCTTGCTGTGCAATCTGTGCCATATTCGTAATTTTTAATGGTTAAACATTCTCGTTGTTTTCCGGGCTATCGTCTGCCGCTTCCTCTGCTTCTGCTGTTTTTTCGGCTTTTGGTTTTCGTCCGGCTTTCTTTGGTTCTGCTGGGATAACTCCGGCGGCTGTCAGTTCTGCAATAATTTCGGCTTTCATTTGTTCACGTTCTGCCACCTTTGCTGCTGCTGCCGCCTTTGCTGCTGCTTCTGCCTTTGCTCGTTTGCTGGCTTCAATCTTTTCTTTGTTCGCTGCCTCCCAAACGTTCGGGTCGTGCATAATGTCAACTTTATAACCCATTTTTCGCAAATTGTGCAATCCGAATGTTTCAAAGAACTTTTTTCCGAAAACCTGCATACGTGGTCGTGAAATTCTTTCGCCCGTTTCTTGGTTGAATTTTACAACCTCAATACGACAATGATAAAAACTTTCCTCGCCTTGCGGCACAATGAAATTTTCCGGGGTAACGTCCAACAATCCGACGTCCTTTGTTTTACCCTCTGTTTCTGCTTTCACTCGCATAATCATAAATTTTTTTTGTTATTACTTCAATTTTCTTGGAAAATGGTATTTGGCTGCCAAATTCCAAAACGTTTGTATTCTCACGTTCAAACCTACGCACAAAATTAGCGAAATTCAATTTAATGCGCAATTCATCCTCGGTAATTAGCTGTTTTTCGTACAATTCTAATACTTCCGGACGTGTCAAATGTCGGTACGGCTCCAATTCTGCCAACACTAACATACGTTGCATTTGTATTGGGTCGTGTCTGTACTCCGTTTCGATAATCTGATTTTGTAGCGCATCCAATTCCCCCTCGCTTGCTCCGCTTTCTTTCGCCATCTTATAACGTTCTCGCAATTGGGTTGCATCAGACAAATAAAACTCGGTGCCATAATTGATTTTTGCCGAAATGAACATTGTTCCATAACGCAAACGGCAAACGGTTTCGTCAACGAACTTTTGCGCCGCCTCAAAGCCTTTTTTTACTCGGTTTAATACCGTGCTTTGGCTTTCAAAATTGGCTTTAATTTGCTGTTCATTTAATGCTTCACGGGTTGTTATTTCCTCGTTGGTACCAACAACCGCCGTAATTATGTTTGTACGCAACCGTTCTTCCTCGCTAACGTTATAATCCAAACTATTACGGTCAACGGTCAACATCTGAACCGGGTTGCGCAAATCCGGCTGTTTGTCGCCGTCCGGTACCGGAATTTCAATGAATGAACCAACCCCGACAATTCGTTTATCTCCGCATTTCGGGCAACGCATCAATAAACCCGCTTGGTCTAATTTATAATAGCCTTGTTTATCTTTCAAAAACCCGCCGTCGCAATAATCGCCGTTTTCGCCGTTCGTAAAATCGCAACTTTGTTCATATCCGGAATAAATCGGGTACGACCCGTACATATCCAAATTTTTCTTTGATAAATGATAAAAAAGGAACCAATCTAAACTTTCCAACTCGGTTGTTAACGGGGACGCCTTAACGTCCGGTTCTCTCAAACTCAATGGTTCGTTCCAAAAAAAACGTGCTGGGCAATATCCCAAATCGTGCGGGCTATCAATCAGCAATTCGCCAATATTGCCTTTTTCCTCGGTAAATACCCGGTATCGTTCATCGTCAATTACGGCAATACGGTTGTCGTCCTGCCGGAATATTATCCAACGCATAACGCCCGTTGTTTTGTCTGCCTTGTATGAAATAACGTGTTCTATTGGCAACCAATAAAAGTACGGTTGCGGGTAATTATCGCCGGGGGATTGCTCTTTTGGCAAATCAACAATTAATACGCTGTTAATTTCGGTTTTGAAATATTCCCATCCCTTTGTGCTCCAAATTTCGGGTTCTTCCAATACGTGTTGTCTGTAATACTCCCAATCGTCCCTTTGTTCGCTGTTCATAAACTGATAATTGAACGCCGGGTTACGACCGTCAAAAATGCGGCTCAACTTATCAAAACAAACGCCCGTTACCTCGTTTGTCTTTACGGGGTAACGGAACAATGTTTTGAACACTTTGAATTTGTCTGCGGGTATAAGGTTTGAAACATAAGCCAAAAAATCGGTCACGGGTTGCGTAATGTATGGCGTCAACGCCTTTTCCGCATGAAATCGTATGCGGTTTTGGTGGTAAATCGCCCTACTTATCGCCGCTTTGTTCCGTGGCTCCGTTATCTGCTTTTTTATTTCTCTTATATCTAAGCCCATTTTCTTTGTCAAATTCAAATTTACTATTTTCCGGTAACTGCCAACCGCCGTTATTTGGCATTTTTAAAAGTCTTTCGGCGTGGCTAACTTCAAAATCTCGTGTCGTTTTCAATGTTTCATTTTCCAACGTCACTATTGTTTGTTTACCCTGCTGCATTTTTTAAGTCTGTTAGCGGGTTAAAATCTTCCGGTACGATAATAGCCAAATCATCCGACCAATTAGGTAAAAACGTCCATTGTATTGCGTTGCTATCGGGTGCCTCAAATCCTCCCAATGTTTTATCCCCGATAAACAAAGAACGAATTGGAATAGGATAATGCGTTGTTGCTGTTTTCGGGTCTTGCAATGCACCAATTGCGCCGTTTTCATCAAACAAATAAACCCCCAAATTTTGGGAATCGCTTTCACATTGCAAATCTTTCAATGCTTTAATCAGTGATTGCGGCATTTTACGCATAACCGCCGTAAATGGGGTTGGCTCACGTCCAATAATTTCTTCAATACCGCCCAACGTTTCGTTTCCTCCGCCGAACGTACGGGGTGCGCCTGCTTCTGCTGTCGGTGCTTGGATATACGGGGAGACAACAACTTTCGTGTCGTCATCTGCCGATAACAACGGCGTCCATGACGCTTTTTTCCCAATACCCGCCTTCGTGGTAAATGAATTTTTTTCTCCGGTGCTTTTATACAATCTCTGAAACGCTACTTTCTGAATCTGTCCGAAACTCTCGGCACACGTAAAGTTTGGAATGTTTGGCAACGCTGCTGCCGGGCATTTACAAATAGCCATAATCTTAATTTTTTAACGTTAAAACTTTTGTTATTATCTCCGGGGGCTAACCCTTTGCCCCATTACTTATTGCAAAGTTATAATATTTTCGGCTAAATCCTTGCATATATGAAATAAAATGCTAATTACGACGTTTAATGCCCCTTGTTGCTTGGCTGTATGGTCTTGTATCGCCGTCCGCCAATTCCTTTTCATATATTCCGGTCAAACCGTCCTCCGGGTCGTCATGCTCATTTGCTGGGAAATCACGCAAAAACCCGGTTACGTGTTCATGTATCTTTGGAAAACGTTCCTCCCATCCTAACGGCATTATGATTTGGGCGTTGACGCTTGCCGAATTTGTTATAATGCGGCTTTCCTTGTTGGCACCTTGGTAAAATGGTTCGGAAATCGCTTTTATCTTTTTACGTATCAACTTTTCAAACCCGGCACCGCCGTTGTTACTTTCAATCCATGCTTTTTGCGTTCCACAACGGTTTATCATTTCCGGGACGGTAACGGCTGTTACTTCTGTATTTTCCTGCGTAAATACCATGTCAGTAATTAGCGCATACAAAATCGGTTCAAACCGTTTATTTTGTTCGTTCCATGCCTCATTACCGGATTTGTAAACGTCATAACACGCCGAAAACATAAAGTCGTCGCCCTCGTCTGCCACGTCTGTATAATTACCACTACGCACGAACGTTCCCCATTCTGATTTGTCAACGTACGTTCTGAACGGGTTCCGGTACAATCTACCCTCTGCGTTTCCGGGGTTCCCTTGATATAAGCATTGAAATTGTACCGGGTCTAATGCTCGTTGCCCCTCCAATTTTGCCCGGCTGTGTCGTCTATCCCATAACGCCGCCCCCGGTTCCCGTGGGTCAATCTCTGTTGGCTCCCCGGTTTTCAATCCCTCAAAGTTAATGCGTACCCATGCGCCCGCCGGAATGTTCTTTACATCGTCCCAACTTTTAATATCAATTAAGGTTTCCCCGCTTTTTTCAATACGTCCAATCAAATCATCATCATGCCAACGGGTAAACACAATTAATTCTTGAGAATCATTATGCAAACGGGTACGTACAACGGTCGTGTACCATTTCCACGCCGCATTACGTACAATCGGGCTGTTGCCCTCGGCATAATCTTTGTAAACGTCGTCCAAAATAGATACATCAACCGTTTTTGACGTCAAAGAACCGCCACGACCGACAACACGCAACAAACCCTTATGCCCAACCATTTCTATGACGTCAGAATTTCGTAAATACGTATTAGCCATTGTTACGACGTTGGAACCGTTCAAATACGTTTCCGGGAACAATTCCCGGTAACTTGGCGTATCAATTATTCTTTGAACATCACGGTTAAAATCTCTCGCAATCGTTGCAGCATAAGAACCTATACAAATCTTTTTGTCCGGATTTAAACCCAACATGAAAGCGGGCAACTTCCGGCTTGAACCCTCACTATTATGCGTAGGAATAAACGTATCTCCAACCAGATAGATACCCCCATCTACTTGGATGCAATTACCATAACCCAATCCCTCCTTTCGTTCAATAGAAACAATAGCACGCTTCTTATTTATAGACAATTTCGTTATCTTCTTACGTTTTACTTTTGTCGGGAAAGTCATTGTAGGATTAAAACAGAGTTGATATACTATCTTCTTCCCTACTATTCCGCTACTACTAACCCTAGGTTTAAATTCACACACAACTACAGACTGACCTAATGAGCGTAATATAAATGCTGCATCGTCTATAATCCGCTTGTTTGTGTTGGATATGGTTATACGTCCGTTTCTGTGATACACATACCCATCTGTATCAATTAATCCAGCAATCACATTCTTGCGAACTTCAACTGAATTGTATTTATACATATCCGGTACGTGTTTATTCTTAATTAGTCCATTATTTTTTAGTAAAATATTCAATTTTGGGCTGTAAAACTTACGTGTTGTCGTGCCCTTACTTTCTTTGAACTTATATGTACTATTCCCTATTATTTCAACATCATTATTGCCAATGTGTATAATCCCACATGAGCTAACCCCATCTCCTAGCCACGCTCCTAAAACGTATGGGTCTAAATCTACATTCCGACTATTAAACATTACGCAAACATTGCTATCTACTTGGTATTTATATCGGCTTCCTCTTTTTCCATCTCCATTATATATTGTGGAGGATGCCATATGTTTCGTTTCTATAGTTTCCTCTTTCTGTCGAAATCTATTATACACCGTCCATTCGTGATTACCATGACATTCTATCTTTGCCCCATCAGAAAAAGAAACGACATATTCGCTTCTTGTTTTTTCTGACACCCATAATACTTTAACCGGGGTTCCATCCCTACCAAACACGTAATCCCCTACAATTAAATCACCATGTTTTTTTATCCCTTTAGTGGTAGCAACTATCTGATTATCGGATATTTCCTTACCATGTTGAGGGGGCATTTGCACAATCATTTTCTTTATTTCGCCGTGGGCGAATTTATCCAACAACGTATAATAAACGACGTGAAACGGTTCCAATGCTAAATCCGGTTGCATATACCGGGCAAAGTTTATCAGCCTATTGCGTGACGCCGCTTTTACTAATTCCCCGGGATTGTTTTTTAGTGCGGCGTACATTTTAAGTAATTGTTCTTTATCCATTTTGTTTAATTCTTAAAAATATACCATATATTTTTGTCTTACCCCCGTATTTTTTCTGACTTAAAAACCGGAAATCTTAAAAAACGACCAATTTAATGTTTCATTTTCCATTTGTCGCACGCTTTTTCTGAACGTATCATACTGTGATTTTCGACAAACGGGCATTTTAAACAAATTGGGTTCCCGGCCATATCCAAATTTGAATGTTCATAATAGAATTTACCCCAACCACATTCGCCGCACGTGTGTACGGGTTTCGGTTCGTCTTTTTTCTTGATATTATTCTTTGTTGTTCGTGCCATCGTCAATTACTCCTTTCTCTGCTAATTGTTTTTTATATTCTGCTGTTTGTAGTTTATCAGCAACCGCAAACAATAAATCCTCCGGGATTGCTGATACATCGTATTGCGGTGCATCGCCGTTTATGCTTTTTTCTATTCCCGGAATCTCAACTTTAATTGGTGCATCAAATCCCAACATCTTTGCCCGGCGTTGCTGCACATTCAAAAGCAAATCCAAAAACCGGGGGTTTCCGGCGGACGTTTCCGTTGTCGTTTCCTCATACCCGTAATATTCCGGGTTGTCGCCATCCTCCAACACTTTACGGGGCTTTGCGTTCTGTCTGTTTTTCTCTCGCAATTTCCCGGTCTTTGAACGTTCCCACGCCTCCCACAATTCAACCTCCATTTTATCCAACTTTCGCAATTCCTGCGTAACGTAATCGTCTATATTTTCCATACGTTCACGTTTCCACTCAATTAGCAATTGTTGCATATCCCAATATACCATTTGTTTTGTTATGGTATAACCGACGCCACGCCGGGCGTTTTCCTCATTCAGTCTTTCCGAAATCTCCCTATACGTGTAACCACGTAAAAACAGATTTGAACAAAAAGCCAAATCAAACTCCCTTTGGTCTTTTGTTCGTTTGCACATTTTCGGGCGTCCGCCCCTTTGTCTTTTACTCGCTTCCATTTTTCAAACCTTTTTATAACAGCAAAGTCTTTCGCTTTGCTTTCCTCTCAAACGTCGCTTTCCCTTTGCTTGTTATTTTCGGGGAATTTTCGTTTTAAGCGGGTTTCGTTTGTTGCTTGATACTTTTATTGTCTTTTGAATTATCGTCGTTCTATGGGGCTAATTTTAGCCCGTTTTGCTTTCCGGCTATATGCGGCAAAGCCCCGGTTGAAATTCCGGGGCGTTTTTTGCTTGTTAAACCGTTGTTGGCTCTTTCAGTTTATCCAACGTCGCAATAACTCTTTGTTGTTCCTGCTGTGTTGTCTTAATCTCCAAATACCGACCGTTCGGGAAAATGATTTGTACGCCCGTCGGGTTTGTTGGGTTGTTTATCGGTGCGTATGCGCTGATAATGTCCGAGGCAATTCTTATATCCCCCACGTGGATAAACAAACGTTTTTTCTTTTTACTCTCCATATCTGTTTTATTTATCTGTTGGAAAATCTACGGTCAACAATACGGGTTGCAACGGCTGGTTAAACGTCAGCATTGACAAATGTATTGTTCCGGTTTCTTTTACTCTCTCCAATTCCTCCGGGGATAACTGCCATTTGGTAATTATAAGCCCCTGCGGGTCATTAGGGATTTTCATTGCAGGTAACGGCATGTATTCCGGTTGGTCTTTTGCAAATACTACATTCACGCCGGGAAATTCAACGGGTTTCATTGCCTTGCTCCTTTCTTGGTTTCTTTCTAAACTTACGTTTCTTTTCCGGTATCTCAATACGGTGTATCTCAACACATGCGCCAAAAACCTTTTCCAACTTTCCGGCAATTTCTTTTACTTCTTCCGGTATATCATTTTGAGGCTTTCCCGACGCATCGGCGTTTATCTGTTTTAGCAATCCGGCGATTGCTGTTTTTCCCTCTTTGTCCGTTGTCGTCTTGAAACGCTGAATCAGATTTGCAATTGGTTGCGTTCTCATAAAGTCAGCACATTTAAAACGGTCTTTGCAAATATTACAATCATCCGGGTAATTGTGTTTTGCATCCTGCGAACTCTTTTTGTCTGCCTTTCTGAATCCGTGCCATTCGTCACGGCGGGCGATTGCTTCCGAAAATACCGCCATCGCATCAACGCAAACTTGGGCTAAAATATAGTCCGGGGTATCTCTCATTTCTTTTTCCAAACTGTGTTTATTAATAAGTTCGATTAGTTCTTGTTTAAAATCCTTTTTCATACGCTTAAACTTCTATATGTTCAACTTGTGGTAACTTCTTTATGTATTCCAACATCGCCGTTTTGCTTTCCTCGGTTTCGTCGGTTCTGTTTATTACCAACTGAATAACTTCCAAAAGATAATCGCTATCAATACACGCATTATCAACGTCGGTAATATCGTACATCGGTTCCGTTATTTCCTTGACGGCTTTAAATGCTTCTTTTGTCAACTTTGCGGCTTTTTTGAATCTCATTTTTTCGCCCTTTTCAAAGCATTTGCCTAAATGGTTTAATTTATCATCAGCGTAAAAAACGCATGTATGTGCCATGTCCGCCAAAAGATACGCCGTATTTGTAAGGAACAACGCTTTTTTTCTTAATTCTTCTTTTTCTTCGTTTGTCATGGTCTTTTGTTAAAACGGTTCTCAAAATGTTTGTATTGTTCGGCGGTTTCCTGCTGCATATTACCGCAAACCGGGCTTTCCGGTTTGTTGTGTGGGTGTTTGCGCATAAATTCCGGGTTTTTCTCACGTCCTGCAATTTTAGTATATGCCATTTCCTGCAATTCCTTTTGGCTATACCCTAATAATGCCGCAATATGGAATAAAACAACGTTTACATCCGCCAATTCGTCGATAATATCATGCGTTCCGGGATTAATTTCGTTTATTTCTCTTTGCGTTTTTTCCCTGCTTAAATATCTTTCAAACGCTTCAAACAATTCGTTGTATTCCTCGGCTAATTTTCCCAATCTTTTTTCTATATTCTTGCCGAAAAGTTTATTCATCTTTTCAAACAATCTCTTTTCGTCAAAGGTCAATCCGGCGGTATTGGCGTCTTTTTCTTCAAAATTAGCCATAAACGTTTGCATATCCATTTTGCCAAATTTTCCGTCCGGTGTCAATACAATAAAATTTCCCTCCGGTACGTCCAACATTACGCCGTTTTCGGTCGGGAATGAATAAACCGCCAAACCTCCGGGCGTTCTCGGAATCTGCATTGTTCCGCCTCCGGTAAAAATCTGCAATTTTTCCCAATTATCACGCTTTACGGGTAATGCACGAACTTCTAACAATCGGCGGCAATAAATATCCCCGGCGGTTTCGTCCGGCATACCTAAATTTGTGCGCAACTCATTTGGCAAATTTTCCGCCCCTTTTTCGTATTCAACAAAGAATATTGCACCACGCAAAAGGTTTTGTTCTTTAATCGGCCTTACGTCTTTTATTCTTTTTCCGTATCTGCCTTGAACTGCATATATTGCGGCTTCAATTATTCTTTCCTCTTTGTCCGGGGCGTACATTTTAAGTTTAAAGTAATTTTCTTTCTCTGTAACTTCCGGTTCTGTTCCCGTTACATCTTCAATCATCAAAAACGTTTCCTCATCAAACGGGATAAATCTTTTCTTTTCCATCGCTTTTTTCTGTTATGTTATATAATTTTCTGAAATATATTACTTTGTTATCGCTACGGCTTGTTCTGTGGCATTTAAGCCCAACCGCCGGGCAATCGTCTTTATGGATAACGCAACACGCGCATCTACTCAAACATACATATTTGCCAACATTTTCAATCAGTTTATCAGACGGTTTAACCCATCTTTCCGCAATTATTACCATACCCCGGTAAACTGCAAGTTCGCCGGGGTTGTATTCACGTCCGGGTTCAAACGGTTGTGGTTTCTTTATTCTCATTTTCTATCGAACTAACCAACAAATCCAAATTTTCCTCTGTTCCGGAAATTGAAATTCTTGCTTTCCCTGCTCCCATTACCGCCAATTCCGTAATTGTGCAATCATATTTGCCTGCGGATTTTTGAAACTTTGCCGCCTCATTTAATGGCAATATTTTTGTTATCTCTTTCATTGCTCACGTTTTTAGTATTTTACATTACAAAGTTAATAATTTCTTTTGGTTTTTATCCATATCAGCCGGAAACCAACGGAAAAACAAAGCAATTTAATTTCAATATCTAAATAAACGTCATGTCCTTTTACGCCCTCAACCATAACTCCGGGCGTCAAATAAAATTGCTTATACTTCCACAAACTTTGCAGATACAAATAAAACCCGATACGTCCAATATGGAATCCGATTGTTTTCATTTCTCTATCTGTTTTTTTATCTGTTCCCAACTCTTTTTGTCAATTACCATTTTCCGGGGGTATTGTATTATTTCGCCCTTGGTATATACGAGATTATAGATACCCAATTGCCCCTTAATTGGCATTTCAACAACACGTCTTGGGTTGCGCATCATCCATCCGAAACCCTTTGTTATTTTTGCCCTCTTTTCCTTTGGAATCCGGGTGTTTTCCCAATCCTCCGGCGTAAACTCTTTTATCGGCTTCACGTCGTACAACTCAACCAATCCCAACGTAACGCCGCTTTCCATTCCCGGATAAACCGGGGACGCTGCGGAACATATCAGCACGTCGCCACGGTATGACGTTTTTTTGCTCCGAACTTCAATTGTCTTTTCCCCGTAAACAATACCGTTTTCATCCTTGTACGCCTCCGCTACCAAATCATTTGCGTATGGCTGTTTTACGGTCAAAGCACGCCAACGGTCATGCTTTCCCGGGTTGTAATCCTTATTGCTGTACTGCATATCATTTCGCTTTTTTGTTATTCCCGGCGGGCTGGTCATATACTGCAAAACCAATCGGTCGTCTTGGCTCCGGTTCCGGTTGTTTCGGCGGGATAAACTCACAAACCGAAATAACCTTATTTCCTTTTGTCCGGGTGCCAATCAGACGGGAACCTGCCGGAATTTTTATTTCAATTTCAAATCTCATTTTCAAAACGGCAAATCATCATTTGGCGTTGGTGGCGGTGGCGTTGGTGCTGCTCCCTGCTGTCCTCCGTTCTGTCCGTCTTTCTTTGGCGTCAACATTTCCATATCATACCCGTAAACCTCGGTAATAAAATGTTTAACGCCGTTGTTGTCCTCATAACTGCGGGTTCTCAATTCCCCCTCAATGTATAATTTATCGCCCTTTTTAACGTACTGCCCGGCTATCTTTGCCAAACCATTTGACAATACAATGTTGTGCCACTCTGTACGTTCCGGAATCTCTCTGCCGTCTTTTGTCGTGAATCCTCTTTTGGTTGTTGCCAACGGGAATTGTGCGACAACTCCGCCATTATCAAACGTTTTAACGTCGGGGTCTTTTCCGGTATGCCCCATCAAAATAACCTTGTTTACACTCATAGAAATATAGCTTTAAAAATCCAACTTCCAATACTCCATAACGTCCAAATGTATGACGCAACCGTTAACGCCACGAACGTATAAAATACAATTTTATATCCGGTTTGTTTTTTGATTTTCATCTACTTAAATTTTACGCCATCCAACAAATATTCTTTTTTCATATCCGACCATCCGGCGGCATGATTTATCGCTTTCCGGTCGTCGTCGTAAACAAATCCAACTATCCAACCGCCGACGTTTGATTGTTTTATTAGTCTTACCAATTTACCGACGAAAAAAGAACGGTATCGGTAATATGCTGAATTTTCACTAACAAACAAAACCCGTCTTTCTGCATTTATTTCGGGCGGATTTTCGATTTGCGGGCGTTTCTCCCTTCCCTGGTACCTTTGTACCCTTTTAAAATCATTTTGGATTGAACGGCGGGAAATTGCCCCGTAATCGGGTTGCCTCTTTTTGGTTCTCATTTTTTATATCTCCATTTATAACCCTTATGCAAATTTCCTTT